TCGGGAGGTAAATCGTCCAAAAATGGGTTACTGCCTACCGCATAAAATAACTCGCCCTCGGTTACATACGGCGTACAGGTGCGGCTATCCATTCGGTCTAATCGAATAACGACACCGCGCTCGTCCCGGGTAGCTAGAGAGAAGGACTCGCCGTCGAAAAGCATCTGAGCCACACAGTTGATAATGTACTGGCTGAAAGTCTCGTAATTGTTAGGCCTACGGAAAACGCTCGCAGGTCCGCTTTCGGAAAGCACCTCGGTGTTTCCTACATTATCGAGCCTCTGATGCTTGGGGACGCACTGGGATACTGCCCGGGCATTAGCCATTACTGCGGCATAAGCAGCAGGTATTTGTTTGCCGTCTAAATTAGGGAGCTCAAGGTTACGCTGAAACCCGTCCTCAATTCGACCGAGCTCGTACCAGCCGCCCAACTCGCCCTGTCCATAAAACGGACCGCGCTGTGATCCTTCAGGACCCCAGAGGGATTTAATCCTCGTCAGTATCGACATTGTCGGTTGTCTCGATGTCCTTTTCTGCAATCACTTTTTTCTTTCGTCGCTTAACGACCTTTTTCAAAATTGGCTTGTCAGAGATAACCTTCAGGGCTCCACCGCCGACTCGGGGGTCCTGTACAAGCTCTTGTTCAATTAACTTTTCTGCCAGCGCTGCATCGCACTGAACAAAACCAGTCCTGCCGTCTAATTCTTCCAATTTCTGGAAAGCCCAAACTGTCGTCACTTCCTTTCTCCTTAAAAAAAGGGGGACCCGAAGGTCCCCAAGTCCGTGAATTAAGCTGGCACGTTGTTGATAACGATGACCGAGCCTTCGCGCAGTTGGTCCCAAGACACGTTCCAGATCGCCCGAAGCGCATGCGAATCCGTCTGGTACAAAGACCGAACCGGAGCCGCCGCAGTGCCGTCAGCTTGGACAAGAGGCGCTGCAGGATTGGCTTCGTGGATGCTAGCCACGTTGCTACCCAAGAACCGTGGCGCACCGCCGGCAAACGCGATTTCCGCACAATCAATGAGGAAAATCAGGTCTGCAGGACAGGTGGTGCTGGTTACTACAGGAATTCCCAGCAGGCTGCCGTTAGCCATCGTTGGGAATGCAGGAGCGCCTACCGCGTTGGTCATGACGGTCAGGTCCATAGCAACAGCCGGGTGCATAATCCATACAGGACTTGCTCCAAGTTGCTTACTGGCCATTTCCTTCACGGCCGCCTTCAAAACAGCCAAAGTGCCGTCCAGAGTGGTCATACCACTTCCATCGATCGGCGTACCTGCAAGATTCTGCATGCCGGGAGGCTGGATATCCGTGCCGGCTAGGTTAGAAAGGAAAGCCGCATCAAGCTTAATAGCAGTATCGCGTACCATCATGTCCCGGATAAGGGTCAGGATGTTCGGAGTGCTTCGCTGGAGAAGTTCATCCGTGTAGTGCGAGATGACACCCATCTTTTTGGGAGTAAGTGTCTTGCTCTTGAAGCCACCGCCCTTAACAGGAATTGCTTCACCTTCGCCTACGAACTCTGCATCGAGAGTAGGAGTATCTGCACGCATGGGAACCTTAACCGAGCCGTATGAACCAAAGTCAAAACGGTTCAGAGGCAGGTTAGGCACGATGGAGGCGGGAGCCAAAAGATCCATGAATCCGAGGTAACCCTCTCTCACGAGTTCTGCTGCCCATCCTGACGTTTGCGTATCAGCAATAGGCTGTGCTGCTTTCTGAACGATTCCAGAAACTGCTTTAACCCGGTCGTCACTACCGAAACGAGCTTCGAGGCAGTGCTGGATAGGCATACGAGTTTCGAAAGACTCGATAGCCGCCACAGCGTTTGCGACGATAAGGTTTACGGGGTCATCCAGAAGATTGCTGGTGCTTTTGATAAAGGCAGGCGATGCTTTAACCGCCACCTCTTCGCGCTGCGGCACAGCCGCTGCCATAAGGTTTTGCTCTACCCGGCGCAGACGGGCTAATTCTGCAACGCCCTTCTCGACGTTATCATTTGCCTCGTCCATAGCGGTAAGAACATCAGCGTCCGCTGGACTCTCATCCAGTGCTTTCGCCAAGTTTGTAAGGGTGTCGCGGTTTGCTGTCAGTGACTGCTCGGCCGCAATAATTTGCTCAGAAATAGACATTAGTTGTCTCCTGTTGATTTTAAAGTTTCATTTGCTTTTTTGAGCGTAGCGGCCGCTCGCTCCTTAACGTCTAGGACCCGGGACTCCAACTCGAGCAACTGCTCCTCAGTGACCTGGACACCTTCGGCGTCGTACTGCTTCACCTCAGCGATACCCGCGCCAGCATTGGCCGGGATCGTGACTAGACTGAGCTCCAGTATTTCGAAGCTCTCAAAAATTCTGCCTGTGGCTGTTGCTTTTGATTTCAGAGAACGGAAACCAATTGACAGGCCGCGCTTCAGGCCGGCTTTGACCTGCCGCCAAGCTTTTTCGATGTAAGGGAGGTCAGAGTCCTTAGCGATAAAGGCCTCGATATAGATACCGTCGTCTGCGACTTCTGCCTTAGTGACCTGACCGACCGGCATGCTGTGGTCGTGACCGTCAAGCAGCGGAAAAGGCACAGAAAACTGTGCGCCCTTCGGCATGACGATATCGCCTTCCCGGTCAGCATTTGGCGTAGAGGCAATGCCTCGAATAATGCGCTGCTCCTCGTCAAAGGCCTTTACCTCAAACGTCGAATAAAGTTTTGAATCCATGTTTTTTTTCCTTTCGCAGACGGACGCCGAAATACCGTCGGGAAAGGTGTCGGCTATGGTGCGCCAGCTACCTTCGACGGCGTCGTCGGGGCTAAATTGGGGAAGGATGTAATGCGTGACGGAGCCGTCCTCTGCCTCGCGGGTACGGACGGTGTCGGATTTGAAGTCGTGGTCATTGGCCCAAGCGACAGCCTGAGCCTCAGTGAATCTATCTGACCGAAACCACAGCGCCTGAAGGTCCATTATTCCTATCTCGTCTTTCGGGAGATGAGGTCGGACCGCCGTGGCTACCGTTCGCTCGGTTTTTATTGCGTTTCCATTTGGGGTCGCGGCTACGAGTCACAGACACACCTGTGGAATAGGGTTTTTTTAATTATCCAGAATGTGAACGGGTTTTGAAGAAAGGCCAGAGACCGCATGATCGCTGGGTTTTTTGGCGTTTTACCCGAAACCGGGTCATTTATTCTCAGTTTGTATCCCTGAAAAGGCCCAACTATTTAACCGCTCAACCATATCCTGTACGACATACGTGTCGCTTTAGGCTACGCAATCCAGAAGCCGACGTCCGAAGGTATGCCCTCGGGCTCGGCCAGCAGGGGATACGCTGCCATGAGCAGGGCCAGCAGGGCGTCAACTTTAGGACCATGCTGTTTTGGCTTGGAGATTTTGCGGTTACCTGCCGGGTCCGACACCACGATTGCGTTAGCGAGGGCCATATTCATGATTGGATTGTTATCTAGGAGCACCCGGCGCTGCAGAAGTGCGGTCTCCAGTGCCTGCACCCGGGGAGAGATAGACTTATAGCCCTGTCTAACCTCCTGCCACTGGCAAGTGGTGCCAAAACCTACCCTCTCGGCGGCCGCCCGGAACTCAAGAATTTGCCAGTCGTCAAACTGGATGGTCGAAACCGATACCTCCTCCTCCCACAGCCTCAGCTTTAAGTATTCGCACACTTGGCCGTAATCAACCACATCTCCATCGGGCGCATAGAGCACCTCCCGGTCTACCCACTCCCGATATGGCACCTTATCCCGCCGGGACCGCTCCTCTACGCCACCCCGGGGAGTAAATCCGAAGGTTTTGACGTGCATTACCTCGTCCTCGTCCAAGCAGCAGATCACCGCTGCCGTGAGGTCGTTGCGCCGGGACAGGTCTAGACCCAGATGTACCGACCCGGAGGCCCGAAAGACGTCCCAAGAGGATTCTCCGTTGTTTTCTTTGACGATACCGGGCGCAAATGCCAGAGAATCCAGCGACACGCGCTGGTTCAACAATAGATTTCGGGAGCTCGCCTCCATCGAGGGTAGCCGCTGGGCTTGCTTCAGTTGCTCGCACAAATCGGCCTCAGATCGGAAGATACCCAGCGCCGGGTTGGCCTTTTTCCACTGCCGTTTGTCCATCAGATCGGCGTTTTGGTCGGCACAATAAACGTGTGAAACCGTTTTGGGGTCACCTGATCGTTCCGCATCGTCGATAATCATCGAGAAAAAGTCTGCGTCTGCCGAGGCCTGTGTGCTGATGAATATCTGGAT